TAACCAATCCGATAACACAAGTTCCTAACTCGCTACAGTTTCTAGGGCTTTCTTTAGGTAATGCAGTTATACCTACAACACAGGTCTATAATCCAGCAAATACTTTAGCTCAAGTAGGAGTACAGGGAAATGGAACACATTTTAATAGACACGGAGTTAGTCCGAATGCATATGAGTCTGTTTATCAGACATATCAGTATATTGCAGGCGCACCTCAAAACAATACGGAAGTAACTAATAGATTATCTATCCTACGTGCTTTAAAATTAGTAGGAACTACAAACTTTCTTATAAATTCAGATTTAACTACCGGACTTAGTCTTGATCCATTGCTTGTTGAGAGATTAGGTATTTCAACAATCCAAAATCAATTATTTAACTATCCAGGAGGTCCTGGTTCAAATTACGGTATTGGCTTTACAAGAATCTTTAGAGCCACTGATACTAATATTACTAAGTTAAGTCAAACTAGACCTGATCCTCGCTTTACTGCTAATGGAAGTATAGCACAGCCTTATTCTGCTATTGCTTTTACCTATCAACAGCTAGCTCAACAAACAGGCTCTTATGCAGCAGGTAAAACACCTCTAACAACAAACATACAAGACTTTAGAAATCAACTACCAGCCGGAGTATCTGGTACTGCTAGATCAGATTACTCTTTGTACAACATAGCTAATAAAAATAACAATTCCACTAAGAGAGGTTTAGGTATTGGTAACCCCGGCTCTCCTATTCAACAAAGTAACGTATTTAATGTTCGAAGAGTTACAGATATTGGTAGTGATTTAGTAAACTTAAATCCTTTCTTTTATTATACACAAGACGGAGCAGGAGAGCAAACTCCATGGACAGCAGGAGGGCAAGATACCAAAGATATTATTAAGTTTGCTTTTGAATGTATAGATAATAATCAACCCTCACAAGCTATTGGACTTGTATTTAGAGCTTTCTTTGATGGTCAAATTAGTGATTCAAATACAGCAGAATATAATACATTTAAATACCTAGGAAGAGGTGAAACTTTTAGAACTTATCAAGGATTTGATAGAACAATTGGATTTACATTTAAGGTATTTTGTCAAAGTAGACAAGAGATGCAACCTCTATACACTAAATTAAATAACTTAGTATCCCAAGTATACCCAGACTATTCTCCTACCTCTAATTTAATGAGAGGAAATGTTGTTAAATTGACAATTGGCGATTATATTTATAGAATGCCAGGATTTTTAGAGAATGTAAATATAACTATTGATAATAGTAATACCCCTTGGGAAATTCAATTAAAAGGAGCATTAGAAACAGACGTAGCAGAATTACCTCATATGGTTACTGTTGCATGTACATTTAAACCAATTATGGATATTTTACCGAGAAAAGCTACATTCGGTGATCTAAATGTACCTCTTATTGCAAACGGAGGCTTAATGTCTCAAGGAGCATTAACTCAAGTTCCAACAGTTCAAAATAATCCTGTTTAATAAAACATTTATGCAATCTAGATACCAAAACATACCAGTCACAAAGCTAAATGTTACAAGTAGTATGTATTACCAGACTAATATCTATCCTGAAATACAGCCAACCAATACAGACTACTATGTAATTGCGACTGCAGACGATAGATTAGATCTATTAGCATATGATTTCTATCAAGATTCAAATCTTTGGTGGATTATTGCTTCTGCAAACGCATTACCAGGTGATTCTATGTACCCTCCCGTAGGTATGCAGTTAAGAATCCCAACAGACTTACAAACAGTAGTAAACTCCTATAATTCAGAGAATAATGGCTGAGATGTTATCTAACGTCATTGGTGCTCCATTTTCAGAGTATGTTTTGACACAATTAAGCTTAAGAGCAACGCATAATAGTTCTCTCACTAGAACTAATGACGAAGTAATGTTTATAGCCAATAAAACGGCCTGGGTAAGATTAACTTCCTCTGTACAGATTAATAAAAATCAAGAAGTTCTAAATGTAGGAGCAGGAACTCTACCTGGCTTTAAACCCGTGAGTATACCAAACCCTTTGCTAAATCAATACTATAAAAGCCTATTAGGAACTCCCGCTATTGGATATAATGATTCAGACTCTTTAAGAAAAAATTGGATACTCGAAGCAGGTACTTCTATTTCAACTGGCGATGGTATTGATTTAAGATCTGGAATAGGACCAGAAGGTGCTTATGGATTAGGAGGAACTGAAGAATTAGGTTATAGACCTATGCCCGGTTTAACTTCGGTGGAAATAGATACAGTAGGTACTTTAGGTTCATTAAGACAAGCCAATATTCAATTTAAGGTTTGGAATATAAATCAACTTAATGTTATGGAAGCCCTATACTTTAGATTAGGCTACTCTATGATACTTGAGTGGGGACATACACAATACTATCAAAACAAAGGAGTAGGAAAGCAAGGCACTTTCGTAACAAACACATACGGTCTTGATCTTTTTTCAAGTAAAATGAGAAAGGAAGAGGTCCAACAGAAAATATCTAAACTTACTTACGACTCTAGCGGTAACTACCAAGGTATGCTTGGTATAGTTAGTAACTTCAACTGGTCAATGAATCAAGAAGGGGGTTACGATTGTACTGTTAAGTTAATAGGATTGGGAGCAGTAATTGATTCATTAAGAATTAACTCTTCTTATAAAATGCCAGACTCTTTACAAGAAATCTACGACGCACAGCAGGCTATGCAAAAAAGAGAGCAGCAAGAAGCAGAAGAATTAAAGAAAAAGTTAGACCGTCAAAAAATAGGGCTAACCTCTGTACCTGTAACGTTTCCTAAAAACATCGACGAAGTATATACTGTATTATTTGCAACGGATTTAGGAGAAGAAGCAAAAAAGACTTCTGCTCAAGAATTTTTTAGAACAATATCTTACTACTCCGATTATCAATCTGATCCAACACTTTCTAACTATATTCCTGATTATTATTATAAAGCAGTAAAAGGAGGAAAAGATGCAGTTCCAAAACAAAGAGAGGAAATTGATAAAGTAGCAGGATTATTTATAACAACTAAAGACGCAAAACTTAACTTTAAAGCAACAATTCCAGCTAACGTTACAGTTAATTATCCGCAACCTATTAAACTAGATACTTCCTACTTTAATAAGCGATACCAAGAGTATACTACTGCCTACCCTAGCCCTAATCAGAATAACTTTATTCTTACAACTAAAACTTTAGGCTTTAATAATGTTTTACTTGAAACATTATTTCCAAGTAGCCAGGTTAGAGACTCTATATTAGAAAATGTCATAATTATAGAACCTGAATCTAAAAGTATTATTGATGTTTCTACTGCTTATTTAGCTACACTTGAAAACAAATACAGAGATCGAGCTTATATAAGAGAGGTAGTAACTGTAGTACTACCTTATATAGGAAGAATACCAGGCGTTATTGAAGGTACTACTATAGATAAGACTTTTTTTGTAGCTATTAAGTTTATTCCGAGTACTGCTTCAGTTATAGCAGCAGACCTATTTTCGTTTTTTAATAACTGGTTAAACAACAAATCTGGTATAGCAAATGTAATAGATATACAAACCGATATTGTAAATCAGAATAAGGATACTTACTATAAGAATTTATACATTACTGCAAATATACCTACAACCACACCAAAAGACCCTACTATACAAATTATTACTAACGATACTAGTTACATCGCTGCTACTCTTTCACGACCTGAAGAACAAACAATTACACCTCCTGTACCAGAAATTGCAAATGAGGGTGATACAGCCGGAGACATCAATAGTACAACTTCCGGTCAAGTAGATCCAGGAGAGCGATTTAATTCTGCTTTACATATAATGCTTAATGTAGTTAAAAGCCAACTTAAAACAGAAGCTAGTAAACGTACGGGTGTTACTTCTGCATCACTACTACCAACTACAAAGTTATTATATAATGACGGTATATTAAATGGAGTACTAGCTGATAAAGCTGGTAGAATAGAATCTGTAACACCGCTTAATGATGTAAGGCAATTTGACTTACTACAATATGCTTTAAAAGGATTTAATAGTAATTTAATGTCCGACCCTACTGTTTATAACGAGGTAGAAAGCGTAAAGTTTGATAAGCTATGTACGGGATATTTAATTCCTTATGTACAGAAAGACGCAAAAGGACTCCCGAACTATCCAACTTACATAAAGTTCGGTTACTTATTAGCTTTTTTAAATAATATGTGCCTTATTTACGATTCAACTCAAGATACAGATAAACACCCCTACGTCTATCTTGACTTTAATCCAGAGACAAATTTATGCCTAAGCAATCCTCAACACCTTTCTGTTGATCCCTATACGTGTATGATTCCCTTTCAAGGCACTGATGACGATTATATAAAAATATTTCCAGAAGGTATATCAAGAGAATCTCTTAGTAAGGAATTTAATAACGCACCTTTAACAGATACACTAAATACAGTATCTAAAAGTATGGAAAGTTTTAAAGGTAACACTCTATACCAAGGTAAGACAATGGAAATTTTACTTAATATAGATTTCTTACTTGAAACTTTAAAACAATATACCTCTAATGATAGAGAGCATGCAATTAACCTTAAAGGTTTTTTAGATGCTATTGTAACCGGTGTAAATAAAGCAACAGGTAATATTAATTTATTTAGAGTTGCTTATAGAGATGATTCCAATACTATAATTATTAAAGATGATCAGTTTGTACCTTCTTTACAAGGAGAAAGTACATCTATGGAAAGTGTTAACGGTAATCAAGTTATATATAACGACACCCTAGGCCCTATAGTACCAAGATACGGACAACTTCCTGTATTTGGTGTAAAGAGCTTAGTAAGAGAAATGCAATTTCAAACCGACTTATCAACAGCAATATCAAATCAAATCGCTATTTCAGCTCAAGCAAGTACAGGGTCTGTAAATTCAACCGACCACTCCCCTTTCAGTTATTTAAATGTAAATTATTCTGATGCTTATAAGCCTTTTGTAAGAAATGTAGCAGCCGCTAAAATAACCACAAAGCCAGATGAAGATAAATTAGCAATAAACGATCTTAAACAAGCAGGTCAGTTTAATCAACATTTACGAAGTATTTATAGTATTAATACCGATAAAACATTATCGACAGGTAAAATTGATATGGCTACTAACTATTACATTAACAGCATGTCTAACTTAAAAGCTACTGACGGTATAACTTCGGCAGCTCCCTTCATACCTGCAAATTTAAGTTTAACTTTAGACGGTATTGGCGGTGTGATTATGGGACAGGCTTTTACTATTGACCAAGATAGACTTCCTTTATCTCTTAGAAGTGTAGACGACCCTACCCATACTAAAGTAGGTTTTATTGTAGTAGGATTAACTCATACTGTTCAAAATAATCAATGGCTTACTAAAATTAGAGGACAAATGATTAAGCTTAGAGATACAACAAATTACGCTACAAGATTAACTCCTATTACTTCTTCACAAAAGACAAAAGCAAATACGGATAATTCAAGAATTACTATAGCAAACACTCCTTGGAGTGCAGCCTTTATTAGCTATGTAATGCAACAGGCCGGAGTTACATCTTTCCCTCTTAACAGTAACCATTTAGCTTATGCACAAAAACTTAGAGCTACTTACCCGCCAAATTCTACAGATAAAAACGGATTTAAAGTTTTAGACACTACTACCACTAAAATAGAAGTGGGAGATTTAATAGTAAAAGGAAGAAGCGGTAATAACGTATCTTTTAATACTAAAGAGTGGTCAGGGAATGGTCATGGAGATATTATAGTAGGTATTAACAGCAATACTGCTTTATTAGTGGGCGGTAATGAAGGCGATACTGTACAACAAACATCAGTCGGACTCGTTGACGGTAAGTTAGGCAAATCTGATTTCTTTGTAATACTAAGACCGCCAAAAGACTCAGTGAATAAAATAGTAAGTATTACTAAAGCTGAATATAAGAATTGGAGTACTGGGAAGTGGAAAGAAGATACTGCTGCTGCCCGTCAAAGTTTAACAGCTTATTATAAAACTGTTGGAATAAACGTATAAGATATGGCATTAAAATACTATCCATCAACTAGAGTTAGAACCAACCTCTATACAGCAGGAAATGAATACCAATTACCTAACGGGAAACCCTATAGCGGTAGATACTACGAGGTATTTGACGGAACTGTTTATGCAGGTATTAATCCTATAGTTGGAACCAATGAACTTTTAACTCCTATTAGCGATAATAGTACTTCTGTAGCAAGATCTGTAAATTCAACTGCTTATGTAACCTCTAAAACCCAAGGCAGTGCAACTAATCTTCCAGACTCTGACGTAACTTTAACTGAATTAGTTCCTTACTATCCAATCCTAATACCTTCAGACTACCAGCAAGGTTATTTTATAAGATACTTTGCAAAAAGTGTTACAGGTCCTCAATATGTTATAGAAATATCACAAGCAGATTTTGTACAACTACAAAACGGAAATGTATCCCCTACTGTATTGGGATATGAACACACTAGTATGCTTTGGCAATTAACTGGCCCGTTAAAAGATACAAGAATTTCTCAGTATCAAATTCAAGGGGGTGTTTTCGATACAAATAAAAGAGTAACAGAAGCAAAAGCAAAAGGATTTAACGGTATTATAGCCTTTATAGGAGGGGATTATACTAAGTATGCAAAAATAACCCCATAAGAGTTGGTTCTTTAAAATAGTATTCTTATTTTACTGTAAATAAATGTTATGTATTTCATCGTCGAGACCGAAGAGCAATTAGCACAGCTCTCTAGACCGGAAAAATGTTTTATAGAGCTAATGTCTCTTTCTGAGCATACTCACCCCTCTCTAACTACACCGTGCGTATTATATTATAACGATTTCCAGAAAGGTTATATAATTCCAATCAATCATTCAGAAGGTTTTTCTTTTTCTATTGAAAAGATTCAGACTTTTCTTCAAGAAATCCCTAAAGTCTACTTGTTAGATCACAAGTGGCATTCTTATTACTTAGATCTACCTAATGCAATCGATTTATACTTTACTGCTTTAGATGTAGACGGTAAGGTTGAAGATTTTCAATGCTATACACCAGTACACCTAGACTTCTACGAAAAGTTTAAGTACTCACCAACAGTAAACACTTATATTCCAATCTCAAAGCATTATGAAAGGTGTGAATGTATGTTTGAAATAGTTAAAAAGTACATTGGACTGGAGTTAAATACAGAATGGCAGGGTATATACACAGAAGTATATAAATGGGTAGAAGAGCAGGGAATCTTGGTGGATGAAAAGCTCTTTGATAAGTACTTTGAGACTCCTTGGAAGGGGAGATCTATGAGGGATAGTAGGGTTTATTCAAGTTATAACCTATATAACATTACCTCACGTCCTACTAATGCATTTAATAGTATAAACTTCCTGGCTTTTAATAAAGATAACCATTCTAGAACGGCTTTTATACCGCAAAACGATGCTTTTGTAGAGTTTGACTTTGATGGATATCATATAAGATTAATTGCTGATGCAATGCATAGTGATATTCCACAAGATCAATCAATTCACGAGTATTTAGGTAAGCAGTACTTTAATAAAAAAGAATTAACACCAGAAGAATACCAGGAAGCTAAGAAAATTACCTTTAGGCAGATGTATAACGGAGTAGAGGAGGAGTATATGCACATTGAATTCTTTTTAGACGTATATCATACTGTAAGAGCTATGTGGACTACCTATACAAATAATGGTTTTTTAGAGTTACCAAACGGTAGAAAACTTACCCAAGAAAATACGAATCCTCAAAAACTATTCAACTACTATATCCAGTGCTTAGAAACAGTGAATAACGTGAAAAAACTAAGCAAACTAAAGGAATACCTTCAAAATAAGCAAAGTAAGGTGCTTTTAGTAGTATACGATTCAATACTAATTGATTATTCAGTAGAGGACGGAAAAGGAACATTAACAGACATTAAAAACATATTAGAAGAGGGTGGATATAGAGTAAAAGCCAAGAAAGGGCATAACTATAACTTTTAGAACAAATTAACAACTATTTATAATGGAATTTATTAAGTTAACGCAAGAACAATTGAAGAATAAGTTATTTTGTACATTTTCCCCTAAAGATAAGCTGGAAGATACTTTAGACACCATTAAAGGGGAGTATACTATTATGTATAGTAAAATTTTCGTATTAGAGTCGGAAGATTCTGACGAGTATTTATGTACCTATAACATCGAAGTACAGAGCGATAATACAAGAGTACTTCCAAATACTATTTTATTACATAGAAAGAAGGAAACCAACACGTTATACACTATTAACAGTTTGAACCTTCTTATTAAGTCCCTAAACGAGGGCATTTTAGATACATCTTTTAGAATTGAGTGGCAAAATTACAGAAACACTGTCCTTTTGACTCAAGGTGATGATTTAAGAAAACTTTCTACAAAAATTCACAAAATAGTCAACCTATAAGTTGGTATTTCGAATTATTCTACTTACATTTCCGTATAAGTAAATTTTTAAACTAAAACAATAAGTTATGGCAATGGACCTATCTGCGATTAAGTCGAAACTTAGTTCGCTACAAACCCAAAAATCAGGCGGTCAGAAAAGAGACATGTCTTTGATTTTATGGAAGCCTACACCAGGCAAACACTTCGTTCGTATCGTTCCAGCTACATGGGACAGATCAAATCCTTTTAAAGAGGTATTAGTACATTACGGTATTGGTAACCGTACAATGATTTCATTAGTTAACTTCGGTGAAAAAGATCCGATTGTTGAATTTGCTAAGCAATTAGCTACAGCAGGGGATAAAGAAAACTGGGTTATGTCTAAGAAGTTAGAACCTAAGATGCGTGTATTCGTTCCTGTCATTGTTAGAGGCGAAGAAGAGAAGGGTGTACGTTTATGGGAATTCGGTAAGCAAGTTTATGCTGAGTTATTATCATTAGCTGACGATCCTGATGTAGGTGATTACACAGATGTAATTGATGGTCGTGATATTACGATTGAAACTACAGATGCAGCAACTAACGGTACTGGTTATAATCAATCTAAAGTACGTGTTCGTACTAAAACTACTCCTTTATCAGAAGATGCTAAAGAAGTTGAGAAGTGGTTAAATACTCAACCAGAAGCATTTACTATCTTTAAGAAATATTCTTATGATGAAATGAAAGAGTCTTTATTAAGTTGGTTACACCCTGAAGCGGCTACCGACGAACCAGTAGCACCAGCTACTCCTACAGTAGAAGCACCAGCTCCTGCTAATAAACCAGCATCATTTGCTTTAAATACAAAACCTAAAGCAAGTATTGACGACGAGTTCGACGAATTATTTAAATAAACAATTACATGGTAAAAGGAACTAAAGCTTCTCTTAATGAGAGTATAGCGGGTGCCCTAAAGGGTACCTTTAATCTAGATAGCTTCAAAGAAGCAAAGAACTTATCTAGTACATCGATTAAGATGAAAGAACAAAAATGGATACCTTTATCAAAAGCCTTTCAAGATTGTCTTTCTATTCCTGGTATACCACAAGGACATATTACCCTTTTAAGAGGTCACTCTGACACCGGTAAAACAACAGCTCTTCTAGAAGCAGCAGTAAGCGCCCAGAAAATGGGCGTCTTACCTGTTTTTATTGTTACTGAGATGAAGTGGAATTGGGAACATGCCAGGCTAATGGGATTACAGTATGACGAAGTAGCTGACGAAAATGGAGTAGTTAAAGACTATAAAGGATTTTTCTTGTATATTGATAGAGAGAGATTAAATAGTATCGAAGACGTAGGTGCATTTATTGCAGACTTATTAGACGAACAAAAAAACGGTAAATTACCTTACGACTTATTATTTTTATGGGATTCAGTAGGTAGCATACCTTGTGAAATGTCTATAACATCTAATAAGAATAATAACGAGTGGAATGCAGGAGCTATGTCTAAGACATTTGGGAACTTTATTAACCAGAAAATCGTACTATCACGTAAAGAGAGTCAACCCTATACCAACTCGATGCTAGCAGTTAATAAAATCTGGGTAGCTAAAGCAGAAAACATCATGGCACAGCCTAAGATGAAAAATAAAGGTGGAGATACGATGTACTTTGATTCTTCGTTAATTGTTACTTTTGGTAACGTTACTAGTTCAGGTACAAATAAGATCAAAGCTACTAAAAACGGTAAGGATGTAGAGTTTGCAAAGCGTACTAAAGTTAGTTGCGATAAGAATCACGTTAACGACGTAACATCTGCAGGTAGAGTTATTATGACTGCACACGGCTTTATTGACGATACTAAGCAAGCTATTGATGCTTATAAGAAAGAATACTCAAAAGGTTGGTTAAAGACTTTAGGTACTACCGATTTTGATGTAATAATAGAAACCGACGACGACAGTAAGGATATTTTTGACGCTTCAGAAGAATAATAATATGAATACAGACTATAGAAAAATGTTTACAGAAATGGAAAATGAACCAGTAACAACCCTGCATAAAGATAGCAGGGTTCTTATTGTGGACTCGTTAAATACGTTCTTACGTAGTTTTGTAGCAATACATCACGTTAATCCAGCTGGCAACCACGTAGGAGGACTAGGAGGCTTCTTAAAATCGGTAGGTGCTGTTATAAAACAAATACAACCTACAAGGGTTATTTTAGTTTTCGATGGTGTAGGTGGTTCAACAAATAAAAGATACCTTTATCCAGAGTATAAAGCTAACAGACATATCACTAAAATATCAAATTGGGATGCTTTTGACAATCAAGAGGAAGAATCTGAATCTATTACTAATCAAATTTTACGTTTAGTAAGTTATTTAAAGTGTTTACCTGTTGATTTAATTGCAATAGATAAAATTGAAGCAGATGACGTCATTGGATACCTTGCAACTAGGTTTCCCGAAAAAGTAACTATACTCTCTACCGACCAGGACTACTTACAGCTCGTATCAGATAAAGTAACTGTATACTCACCGGTCAAGAAGATAATTTACGACCCAGCTAGAGTAATAAAAGAGTACGGAATTACACCTCAAAACTTCTTAGTGAGTAAAGTTATACTAGGAGATAAAGGAGACAATGTACCGGGTGTAAAAGGTATTGGGGCAAAGACATTATTAAAGCTTTTCCCTCAGTTTAGTAAAGAAGAGAAGTTTAGGTTGGTAGTTTTATTAGAACATGCTAAGCAAAATATAGTAAAGAGTAAGCACTACGGTGATATACTTAATTTTTCTTATCAATTAGATGTAAACCGTAAGTTAATGGACTTAACTAACCCGAATATACCTCAAGAAGATAAAGCTGTAATAGATGCTTTGTTACATAATCCAAATAGCAAGTACGACCCTACTAAATTTGTAAAATTATACAACGAAGACTTGTTAGGCAAGACTTTACTTAGCCCTCAAATATGGTTAGGTGAAACTTTTGCAAAATTAACACAGTATGAGTTGAGAAATCAAGAATAGTTTACTATATTAAAGAATAAAGAGAAAAGAGTTATGGCAGTTTTAAATCAGTTGAATCAATACGGGGTAGGCTTTCAAGTAAAAGTACTATCTAGTTTACTAAAACATAAAGAGTTTTTACAAAATATACATGATATATTAGAAGAGGACTATTTTGATAATCCAGCACATAAATGGATTGTAGAAGAGATTTTAAAGTATCATTATAAGTACCACGCAACACCTACTTTAGATTCTTTAAGTGTTGAGACTAAAAAAATCGAGAACGAGGTACTAAAGGTATCTGTTATCGAACAATTAAAAGAAGCATACAAAGCCTCTAACGAAGATCAAGAGTTTATTGAGCAAGAGTTTGCTAATTTCTGTAAGAACCAGCAATTAAAGAAAGCATTACTATCTTCTGTTGATTTGTTAGATAAGGGACAGTATGATGACATTAGATACTTAATCGATTCGGCTTTAAAAGCCGGTATGGATAAAAACCTAGGTCACGAATATGAAAAAGATACTGAAACTCGTTATAGAGCAGAAGAAAGAAACGCTATTCCAACACCTTGGCCTCATATTAATGATTTATTAATGGGAGGATTAGGAGCAGGCGATTTAGGTATCATATTTGGTAGTCCAGGCGGAGGAAAAAGCTGGATGCTAACTGCTTTAGGTGCTTTACCTGTATCATTAGGCTATACTGTAAATCATTATACTTTAGAACTATCAGAAGGGTATATGGGTAGAAGATATGACGCTACGTTTACAGGTGTTAAAGTACAGGAATTAGGATTACATAGAAAAGAAGTAGATGAGATGGTCGGTAAACTTAAAGGTAAATTAGTTATTAAAGAATTTTCAATGGGTAAAGCATCTATATCAAGTATTGAATCTCATATCCAAAAATGCACTGATCTCGGACAAAAGCCAGATTTAATTATTATTGACTATGTAGATTTATTAAAATCAAAGCGTAAATCAGTAGATAGAAAGGACGAAATTGATGATATTTATATCTCCACAAAGGCTTTAGCCAGAGATTTAAAACTTCCAATATGGACTGTATCTCAGGTTAATAGAGCAGGTGCAAAAGACGATGTAATTGAGGGAGATAAAGCAGCAGGTTCTTATAATAAGGTTATGATAGCTGATTTTGCGATGTCTTTATCAAGAAAGAGGCTAGATAAAGTGAATGGTACTGGTAGAAGTCATATTATGAAAAATCGATATGGTTCAGACGGTATGACCTATCCGATGAAAATTAATACCGAAAACGGTAATATAGAAATATTAGAAAGAGAAATGGAAGAGGGTGAATTTACAGTAGAGAATGGTAATCAAGGACCTAGAGTACCTACTACTAATTTTAACCAAGAAGAAAGAAATTATTTACAGCAAAGATACTTTGAATTAGGTAAATAGGATATTTATTATTACAAAAGTTATCAGATATGAGTTTAACTACACTATACGGCACAAAAAAGACAGCATTTGCACCCCCTGCAAATCAGCAAACTTACAACGAGTTTGTATTCGATATGGAAATAAAAGGTACTAACGACTTAGTAGAGAGAGATATGGTAGATCCTACATTTAGACCTCCTGCAGCTGAAAGCTCATACCTTGAAACAGTCTTCCAAAACGGACTAAACAACAACCTGTAAATTTAATTTAAAGGTTACAGAACTTAACGACGGCTCAAAAGCCCTTGAACGATATATCTATTTTTAAAACTATAAAAAAACAAGAAGAGACATGGACATCTCACAGGAAATCTTATCGAATATCACGGTCTATATGAAGTATGCAAAGTTTAATCCCGAAGTACAGAGGAGAGAAACGTGGAAAGAGTTAGTTAATAGAAATAAAGCAATGCATTTAAAGAAATTTCCTGCGTTAAAAAAGGAAATTGAAGCTGCTTACAAGTTTGTCTATGACAGAAAGGCTTTACCTTCAATGCGTTCTATGCAGTTTGCAGGAAAACCTATTGAAATTAGTCCGAACCGCATCTACAACTGTGCTTATCTTCCAATTGACGATTGGAGAGCCTTTGGAGAAACGATGTTCTTGCTATTAGGCGGTACTGGGGTAGGTTATTCAGTACAGAAGCATCACGTTGAGCAATTACCTGAGATTAGAAAGCCAGATCCAAAGAAAACTAGACGTTTTTTAATTGGTGATTCTATTGAAGGATGGGCTGACGCAGTAAAAGTACTAGTTAGGTCGTATTTCGAAGGTGGTTCTACACCAAACTTCGATTTCTCGGATATTAGAGCTAAAGGCGCTGCTTTGATTACTTCAGGCGGGAAAGCACCTGGACCTCAACCATTAAAAGAGTGTTTAATTAAGCTTCAAGGTATACTTGATAGTAAAGAAAATAACGATAAGTTAACTTCTATTGAAGTTCACGATATGATTTGTCATATTGCCGATGCAGTATTAACAGGAGGTATTCGCAGAGCAGCTTTAATCAGTCTTTTTAGTGCAGATGACGCTAATATGATTGGCGCTAAAGCAGGTTCTTGGTGGGAATTAAATCCACAGAGAGGCAGAGCTAATAACTCAGCTGTTTTACTAAGAAACAAAGTAACTGAAGAGTTCTTCTTCGAACTTTGGAAGAAGATAGAAGCAAGCGGTGCTGGTGAACCCGGTATTTACTTGTCAAACGATAAGGATTGGGGTACTAACCCGTGCTGTGAGATTGCTTTACGTCCATTCCAATTCTGTAACCTATGTGAGGTAAATGTATCTGATGTAGTAGATCAAGATGATTTAAATGCACGTGTAAAAGCAGCAGCATTCATTGGTACTTTACAAGCATCTTATACTAGCTTCCATTATTTAAGACCAATTTGGCAAAGAACTACTGAAAAGGACGGTTTAATAGGTGTTGGTATGACGGGTATTGGTTCTGGTGCAGCTCAAAAATTAGATTTAAAAGAAGCTGCTAAAATTGTTAAAGAAGAAAACGAACGAGTAGCTAAGGTAATAGGTATTAATGCCGCTGCTAGATGTACAACAATTAAACCTTCAGGAACTTCATCATTAACATTAGGAACTTCATCAGGAATTCATGCCTGGCATAACGACTACTATATTCGTAGAATTAGAGTAGGTAAGAATGAAGCAATTTATACGCATTTAGCTGTAAATAACCCAGAACTTATCGAAGATGAATATTTCCGTCCTCATGATACTGCAGTAATTGGTGTTCCACAAAAAGCACCGGACGGTTCTATCTTCAGAACTGAGTCTGCTATCGAGTTATTAGAGAGAGTTAAATTTTTCTACCAAAATTGGGTTAAACCTGGTCATAGAAATGGTCAAAATACACATAACATTTCAGCTACAGTGTCTATTAAAGAAGATGAGTGGGAGGCAGTAGGAAAGTGGATGTGGGATAATAGAAAATTCTATAATGGATTATCAGTACTACCTTATAACGGCGGAACTTATATTCAAGCCCCTTTCGAAGACTGTACTCAAGAAAAATATGAAGAGATGATTCAACATTTACATAACGTAGATCTATCTAAGGTAATAGAGTTTGTAGATAATACGAATTTAGCAGGAGAAGCAGCTTGCGCAGGCGGAGCTTGTGAAATAGCATAATATGTCAGATAAAAAAGAATTTCAAGAAGGAATTCATTATTACTTGGAAGGAGATAGGGTCATTTTTACGGCCCTTTTCCATTTACAGAGAGGGCAATGTTGCCAGAATTACTGTAGACACTGTCCTTTTGATCCAAAACATAAGAAAGGTAACCAAATAGTTAGTGAAAAGTTTGGTAACTTGAAAGAAAGAAGTTAAATTTATATAAATACCAGTTATGAGTAAGACGCAATACATTAGTAGAAAGGGTAATTTTGATTCAGGCCATAGAGTCATGAACGAATTCATGAAATGTTATAACATTCATGGACATACTTACCTATACGAGTTAACATTCTCGTTCGAAAATATGGAAGAAATTGGATATGCAATTGATTTTAAAGAAATTAAAAGAGTTGGATGTCAGTGGATTGACGATATTTTAGATCACGGCATGATTTTAAATCCAAAAGATGACCTGTTAATTAAAACTACGAGAGAGTACGGTACTAAACTGTGGTTAATGTCTTTAGGCGGTGAAGGTGAATACTGTAACCCGTCTGTAGAGAATATTTCACGTGAGGTATTTCTTGCAATGGAGATTTTATTTGATGAAGTCTATAAAAATGCTAAAACCGGTTTAAAGATTCATAGAGTTACCATTTATGAAACTCCTAATTGTTGGACAGAAGTTAAAGCAGCTAGTATCACAGATAGAGAAAGAGACAATTTTAGGGGAGCAAGATTTAATGAAATTAAAGCTTACGCTGATGCTAAGGGCGTATTAGAATATGACGACAGGAAAATTTAAAAAAAATCAAGAGAAGTCTCGACGTAAAATACTTTTTGAAGAGTATAGAGAGAATAATCCTTATATTCCTACCGATGAGGAAATACAAGAGAATAATAGCTATTGGGATATTGATTACTTAGAAGAAGCTAATGCTAAAACTAACAAAGCTATTAAGTATTGGCAAGAAAGGTATGCTAATGCATCTAGCAATATGGGAAAATGGTATTGCCAAATACGAATTGATAGGTTAAGAAAGAAGCTACATCATTATGTAGATAAAAAATAATTTAATTACAATAAAACATGGAGGTTAACTATGAAATGTTTAAAGAGTACAAAAACAGGAGAAATCATTAGAGTATCTGATGAAAAAGCCTATACAGCTACTAGGGAGTGGCAATTTATTCCTAAATCAGAGTGGAAAGCTCAATTTAAAAGAGCAGTACCGGAAATAAAAGAAGAAGCGGTTGAAAAAACTATCTCAGAAAAGCAATTAAAACGTAAAAAATAATGAGCAAGATAGATCCAAATAAGTTACTTATTAGTAGTGACTTTTATACAGTACAGGGGGAAGGTATTTCATCTGGTATTCCATCGTACTTCGTTCGTTTAGGTATTTGTAACCTAACGTGCGGTATGTCTCGTGCATTTACCAATCAACTAGAGAAAGAACAGAAGTTAGAAGACGGTGAAATCTTTGTAGGCGACTTGCATGCAGAGGGTAAAGCTACTTGGACTTGTGATTCAACAAGCCAATGGTTATGGAGAGGTGAAGATAAAGAATTCGATTATTTAATTAATCGTTGGAAAGAAGAAGGAGTATATGAAGATATTAAAAATGGTTTAGTTCATATTATTTGGACTGGTGGTGAACCAACAATTAAAGGACATCAAGAATCAATTATTAATTTTACTAACTATTGGATGTCAAGATATCTTGATAGAAATGATGTTCATCCATTCTATGAAATTGAAACTAATGGTACTATAGTAATAGATGTTAAGTTATTTAATATGCTAGATCAAATTAACTGCTCACCTAAATTATCTAATTCAGGTATGACAGCTAAACAACGTATTGTACCAGAGGCAATTGAGCGTATTAAACAACATAAAAACTATCAATTTAAGTTTGTTATTAGTACTGAGGAAGATGTACAAGAGTTGTTTAGAGATTTCGTTGAACCATTTAATATACCGCTTAAAAACGTTGTTTGTATGCCAGGTTTAGATGATGCTTCTAACTTTGAAGAACGTACTCGTTTTGTAATGGAGATGGCTAAGAAGTATAGATTTAGAGGATTGACTAGATTGCATATTGCAGCATGGAATAAAACATTAAACGTATAATATATGGAAGCTTATATTTGCAAGTATTGTGGTAAAGATACCTCAGAAGTAGATTACGATTACTTAAGTAATTATGATCATTTATCTTGTGCTTTAGAGCAAGAACAAAAACAACAGTATGTTAAAATGGAATATGGTCCTGGTGATAATGTTATAGATAGGCCAATTTCTTTAGATTCTCATAGACATTCCTTTACAGTATCTGAATACACAGTTTTAAGTACTCCTAATGATCAAGAGTTGGGAGCTAAAGTAAGAGAGTTATATTATGAAAACAACAGCTAAAGATTTTTACGAAGCAATCAAGCACGCAGGTGCTGGTAGTTTATATTTTCTTGTCCATAAAAAAGATAAGCCAGATGAGTTTGTTTTTGAACCTCTCGTACTTGATACAAAAGACGAAAATTTAACTATCAAAATTTTACAAAGAACGATGGAACGTCCCGATTTTATAGCTTTCCCTGGTACGCCTGAAGCCTATGACTTTATGAATGAAGTTGTTGATACAAATAAAAAATAGTATCTTTATATTATGACAATAACATTCACACAGGAGCATTTATACGTAGGTATTATAATAGTACTCGTAATAATTCAACTATACCAGCAAAAGATTATTAAAAAGTTAGAAAAAGAGTGTGATGATATTTGGTCGCAATTAGGAACTCTAGTAGGTAGCCTTACTACACAAATATTATCCTTGCAGAAAGATATTAATAGTAAGCAAGATAAAAAATAATTCGGTTATAGAGCTAATCGATTCACAAAATAATACGCTCTAAATTTTAACAATTTTTAAACATGAAAAAACAAGCAGTTTTATCATTATCAGGCGGACTAGATAGTAGTTCGTTACTGTTACACCTATTAGCTAACGGCTATGAAGTAACAGCATTAGGTTTTGATTATGGTCAAAAACACAAAGTAGAATTAGAGCGTGCTAAATCATTAGTACAGTAC